GGAAATCCACCCCTACTAGGCAAGTGTTGGCTAAGGTCGGATTACCGACGAAAGGCCATTCTATGACCGATCCACAAATCTTCGACTATCTGGTGCTCAAGACAGTTCTTGACAACGGCCAAGAAGTCCTTGTGCAGATCTTTATGAACGGCGGATCCGAAGCGCAATACCTAGCCGGCCGTATGTCCTTTCGGACAGCCACGGGCGACTCATGGTCACCACCCTACGAATTGGAGAAACAATGATTACAGCCCCACAAATCATCATCAGCGTCATCGGTAGCCTATGGGCGATAACGGCGTTCCTAGGCGTTGCTAGGAGCCTCCCAGAGCCTTCTGAGATGCCACCCGTGGAAGTTGTCGTGCCGGCATCAGTCCCGATCACAACCACCACAATCACGACGATCGCCACGTGTGACGACGCGCTTCAACTAGCCCTCGATCTTGGCTTCCCATCCGACCAATTGGCCACGCTTGAACTTGTGCTACATCGCGAGTCCCGTTGCCTTGCCCATGCATTTAACCCAAACGATCCGGGAGGCTCATACGGCATCAGCCAGATCAATTCCTTCTGGTGCCTACCTAATTCGCAATGGCCGATTGGCTGGCTTCAAGAGAAGGGCATTCTCAGCGAGTGCAGCGATCTCTTTAACGCCACAATTGCACTCCGTGCCACCCATGCCATATACCTAAACTCAGGCTGGAATCCTTGGAGGACTGCAAAGTGAACGAAGCGCCCTATCCCGATAACGGCATCAGCGAAGAAATGCGAAAACAACTATTCGCATTCATCGACGAAATCATCACACCGAATCCACACGCCGATCTAATTCGACGTCTACGCGCAATCCGTAACGGAATGACATTGGAAGATCCGATGCCATTGCACGACATCACAACGATCGACAAAGCAATCCAAGCATTGGAGGCGCACTCATGACCGACCTATTCCATCCTTCGCTCCCGTACAACGGCCACTCAGGCCACGTTGCCGGCTCAGAAACTTCTAAGGCTCGCGCAATCTCCGAAGACGCTTCTGGAGTCACGGCGTCACGTCAAAAGCAAATACTGGAAGCGCTGCAAGGCTGCAAAGTCGGCTACACGTGGAAAGAACTAGCAGGCAAACTAGGACTACATCACGGCCAGATCTCAGGCGCACTATCAGCGCTGCACAAAGACGGCTGGGTATTCGCTCTTAAACGCGAACGCAACGGCTCCCAGATCTACATGCACTACGGCTACCGCGACGAACACGGCGCCGCAATGCGACTTGACTTCCCAGCGGTCACACGCTCAAGCGTTAAAAAGGCCGCTATTGACGATCTTGCCAAGGCCGTAGAAGTGTTCTTAGAGACGCGCACATTCCAAACAGAGGATCAACTTCGCGCCGCGTTCAACGTGTACAATTCGCTCACTAATACCGACTAAAGGACACCCGACATGGCATTCGATCTCAGCAACTACGAAACGGTAGAAGATCGCCTGATCCGATTCTGGGCAGATCATCCGAACGGCCGCATCGCCACGGCGCTCATCGCCCAAGACGGCGACCAAGTGATCTTCCGTGCCGAAGTGTTCTTTGAGTTCATCGATCAATGGCCTAAGGCGACAGGGTACGCAGAAGAAGTCCGTGGCTCATCGCCAGTCAATAAGACCGCGCATATTGAGAATTGTGAGACATCGAGCATCGGCCGCGCGTTGGCTAATGCCGGCTACGCGACACATGGCAAACGGCCGTCACGCGAAGAGATGTCCAAAGTGTCCCGGACGGGGAGTCCCTCAAAGGATGAGACCCACGCCTCCTCGTCTGGGCAATTCGCAACACCTAAACAAATCGGATTCTTAAAAGCTTTGGCACGCGGCAAAGAACTTAACGATCTTGACCTATTGGAGTTCATCCATGGCACTCTTGGCGTCTCAGATGTCGTCCTAGAGACGCTTACAGGCGTTCAGGCATCAACCGTAATCGATCGCCTGAAATGATCTTTAGCGACGCCTCCGATGAGTATGCAGGCCGCTTAAGGGATCAGCACTATCAGATTCAAGACCTACTTATCAGCATCGACGAACTAAAGGCTCAGATCACATTCTTGACGCTGGAGCGCGACGTGCTCATTGAACAGGCGCGCACATGACCGAGTCAGACTTCCAAAAAATCGTGATCAATCTTGCCAAGATGCACGGATGGTTAGTGCATCATCCGATGCCGGCTATGAACAAACGCGGCGTTTGGGCCACTCACGAACTAGGCGATCATGGCTTCCCAGACTTGGTGCTCGCCCATCCTTCGGGCCGTGTTATATTCGCAGAACTTAAAAGCGATAAAGGCAAGATCTCACCGCTTCAATCACGATGGATTACAACGCTTCAACAAGGCGCCGTCGTTTGGGTGTGGCGTCCAGCCGACATCAACTGGATCTCTCAATATCTAAGTCTTAAAGGACGCACAACTTCATCAGTCTCATCGACCTAAGCCATTCGCACGGCAGTTGGTAACACACGGCAACGTGGGTAGATCGTCGCGTCCTGAAACATGCAACACGAAATGAATTAGGCAAAGCGACGAAGCGAGCCGTCAACATAATCGGCTAGGTAGTGCAAGGGTACGGAGTGAGTGCATCCCGTGGGTGAGCATTACCGCATTAGGCTTTACCGTGCCGGCATCACATACCGTAAACAAACCCAACTCAACAGACTCGAGCCCGACATGATGAACTACTACTACTCGCAACAGCAAGGCGCTTGCGCCGCGCTAGCCCAAGCCGAAGGCGCGGGAGCATGACACGCCAACGCTCCGAGTACGACACCAAGGCATACAAAGACGCAAGACGTCAACTCCTACGCGATGAACCATTGTGCCATTGGTGCCAAAAGAATAAAGCAACAGAAGCCGATCACCTAGTCGAGCACGACGCAGGAGGCAGCATTGCCGATGGACTTGTGCCGGCTTGTAAACCATGCAACTCATCACGCGGAGCAACATACAAAAACAAAAACGACGCGATGCGAATACAAAAACGAAATGTTACTCAAAACGGTTTTTTGTATAGAAGTGAAACGCCCCCGAGCCCCATCCAACTCTTTACCAAGAACGGCCAGAACCAGCCAGAACCAGCGGCGATCAGGCACGACCGGCCGAGACTGGAAACGATTAGCCCAGACGGAGTCGGATCGTGGGCGGCAATTGTGGGGGACATAGCCCAGGAGCTTCTCGGCTTAACGATGCTGCCGTGGCAGATGCACGTGTTGGATCAGATGCTTACTTTCAACGCCGATCAGGATCTTGTGCATCGGTCGAGCCTTGTGTCTGTGGCCAGACAGAACGGCAAAACCACAGTCATCCAAGCGCTCATCCTTTTCTGGCTAATTGAAATGCCGAAGATCCGTGGCCAGCGACAAACAGTCGTCTCGCTTTCGCACCGTCTCGATCTTGCATGCATGCTCTTTGAGGAGATCGCACCAATTTTAGAAAAGCGATGCGGCGCCAAAGTCATTATGTCCTACGGCCGCTATCAGGCAACAATGCCAGACGGCTCTAAATGGTATGTCAAAGCCGCGCGGCCTTCCGTTGGCCACGGCATGACAATCGACTTGGCAATCATTGACGAATTGTTTGACGTCTCCGACGAAGTAGAAGCAGGACTCTTGCCGGCTCAACGCGCTAGGCGCTCACCATTAACGGCCATGTTCAGCACGGCCGGCACGGAAGCTTCCAAGTTGTTTATCCGTCACCGCGAGAATGCGCTTCGGCTCATTGATCTTAAGAAGCCTTCGTCGTTCTACTTTGCCGAATGGTCGCCCGATCCGTCGTTGGATCCTTTGCATGAAGCATCGTGGTATTGGGGCAACCCAGCAATCGGACACTTCCTTACGATCGAGACTTTGCGCCAAGAATCCGAAGGCCCCGATCGAGCACTCTTCTTGCGCGGCTCTCTAAACATGTGGGTAGCAACCGCGAACTCTTGGATCCCACACGGCCTATGGCCCGAGTTGCTTTACGAAGGAGAAGTCCCTGCCGGCGGAGTCGTCGCCGTAGAAGCCTCCATGGATGACACCAGATACTTCGCAACCCGATCCGTCTCCCTACCCGATGGCCGCGTTGTGAACTCCGTGGCGTTCACCGCCGAAACACAAAAAGAGCTTCTAGAGCATCTGGCCGTCATTGCCAAAGATCCCGCCGTCAAGTTCGCGTTCTCACCGACGATTGACGTGCTCGTCCAATCCGCGACATTTGATCGGCGTCGAATAGTCGTCGGCTACGGCGAAATCTTAAAATACACGCCAGTCGTGAAAAACATGATTCACGAAATGCGTATTGTCCACACGGGAGAGACCATGCTTGCCGAGCACGTCACTAGGGCTTGTCTCGTACGAACTCAAGGTTCCATTGCCGTCTCCTCCCAGAAGTCACCCGGCCCGATCGAGTTATGCCGCACCCTAATCTGGTCGGCAACATTGGCCTCACAAAACCGCGTTACCCAAAAGCCTTCACTAGTCATCGTCCCGAACTAACATCCTCTCGGCAGCCGTTCGTGAGCCCTACCTTTCGTCGGGATCGGAAACGCCTCCGAGCGGTTGCCACCATAAACGCGCCAAGTGTGTCATGCTCTAGGGATGGGATTATTTGATCGCAAAGTAAGCAAGGCTGCTATCTCGCCGCCGCCGGCAAAAGCCGCAGCCGCAGGCGCGTTCAGTCCGGGCTACTCCAGCCAAAATACTGGCGTCAATATGATCGGCCAGTATTACACCTACCAAGAAGGCGAAGCGCGTAACCGCGCCGTACAGGTAGCCGCGATAAATAGGAGCCGCGATCTTATGGCATCCGTTATCGGCTGCATGCCGCTCAAGATGTATTCCGAAATGTGGAACGGCGATGAGATGGAAAAGGTTTACCTTGCTCCTCGATCATGGCTACGCCGACCAGATCCCGAAGTGCCTTACAACTTTCTTATGTCGTGGACGTTTGACGACTTGTTCTTCTTCGGTCGCGCATTCTGGTACATAACATCACGCACCGCCGACGGCTACCCAGCATCGTTCACACGTCTTCCAGCCGGCTCAATCACCACGACCGACATGGCCGGGCCCGTCTGGTTTGCGCCGTCAAAGCAAGTTTATTTTCAAGGCGGCGAGATCGATCCGACAAACTTGGTGCAAATACTTAGCCCAACGCAAGGACTAATTTATTCTGGAACGCAAGTAGTCGAGACAGCATTAAAGATCAACGACGCACGCACACGCAACGCATCCTCAAGCATTCCAGCCGGCGTACTCAAACAGACTGGCGGCGAACCGCTAAGCGCTCAAGAGTTGGCCGATCTTGCCGCTTCGTTTAACGCTGCACGCGCAACTAATCAAACGGCCGCGCTTAATGAGTTCTTGTCGTACGAACCGACAACAATGAGTCCAGACAAAATGCTTCTCATTGAATCAGCAAACTACAGCGCCCTTGAAGCCGCTCGTCTTTGCAATGTCCCACCGTATCTCGTAGGCGTATCAACCGGATCATATTCCTACCAATCATCCCAGCAAGCACGCGCCGACCTATACATCTTCGGACTAAAAATGTACGCCGAAGCAATTGCGGCCGCGCTCTCCATGGACTCCGTTCTCCCACGCGGAACCTACGTCGAGTTTGACGCAGAGTCTTATTTGGAAGAGAACTACATGGCTGACAAAGCCGACGAACCAACCATCCAAGAAAACACTCAAGAAGGATTAGCAAACCGATGATCAAACTAATTGCAGGAGACTTCACGCTTGACGCCGCCGCAGGCGACGCACCACGCCGAACCATCTCAGGAATCGCAGCACCATACAACGTGGACGCCACCGTCTCCGACGGAACCACCGTCCGCATCCTCCCGGGCGCCCTCCCAACCGAAGGCAAAGCCCCACGACTCTTTATGTACCACGACGCCAGCCAACCCGTCGGCGTTGTCACCGAGCGAGTAGACACCCCAGAAGGCATGCTCTTTACCGCCAAAATCAGCGCCACTTCTCTCGGAAATGATGCGCTCATTATGGCCAGCGATGGCACCATTGACCAAGTCTCGGTCGGTATCAACCCCACCAAGTTCTCTTATTCGGACGACGGAACAATGATTATCGAAGAAGCTTCTTGGACAGAATTGTCACTAGTCCCTATCGGCGCATTCGGAGACGCAGCGCAGATCACAAAAGTCGCGGCCAGTATCCACCAGCCCGAAGAAGAAATAAGTAATAATGAAGAACAAGAACCTCAACAGGAGAACCCAATGTCTGAATCAGTAGAAACACCAGTAGTCGAAGCAACCATTCCAACCGCAGCAATTCCAGCGCAGCCAAAGCGCGAGTTTAAGTTGCCAAGCGCAGGCGACTTCATGGCCGCTTATCACATCGGCGGAGACACGTTCAAGAACATGAACAAAGCAGTCGCCGAGTACAGCGCATCACAGCGCACAGCACTACAAGCGGCAGCAGGCGACGTGCTTACCACCGACACCCCGGGCCTCTTGCCAGTACCCGTGTTGCTTCCATTGGTGCAGGATCTAAACTTCGTGAGGCCTACCGTGGAAGCACTCGGCGCTCGCGCATATCCAGACGGCGGAGCATCAAAAACTTTTATTCGTCCAACGATCACCACGCACACAAGCGTCGCGACACAGTCAAGCGAACTCACCGCAGCATCGGCTACAACAATGGTCATTGCCTCCAATTCGGTCAGCAAGACTACCCTCGCCGGGCAAGTGACCCTCTCAATTCAGGACATTGACTTTACGTCAGGTCCAGCGATGCAACTAATCCTCAATGACTTGATGGGTGAGTACATGATCGCTTCCGACAACTTGGCAGCAGACAATTTGCTTGCAGCAGCAAACTCGTCGGGCGTCTGGGACGGAACTCCAGAAGACTTGTTGAAGTCCGTTTACGACGCAGCAAACGACGTGTCAGCAAACCGTAACTGGATGCCGACACACATGTTCGTCTCTGTTGACGTGTGGGCTCAACTCGGTCAACTTGTTGATTCCAGCAAGCGTCCGCTGTTCCCATTCATCGGAGCAGGCCTCACCGGTCAGAACGCACTTGGAGCATCAAGCGCCGGATCTTGGAACGGAACCCCAATGGGCTTGCAACTTGTAGTTGACAGCAACTTCGCTGCAAAGACCATGATCATCACCCGAGTCGGCCAAGGCCAAGGCGACGCATTTGAGTTCTACGAATCCATTCGTGGCTTGATGAGCGTTGAAGTGCCGTCAACTTTGGGACGCACAATGTCCTTCCACGGTTACGTCTCAACCTTCGCCGCAATTGGTGGAATGATCCGCAAGATCACTCAGGCCTAGTCGAGAGCGGAGCATCCGCTCATGGCTGTTTACAGCGTCACCAACAAATACCTCATAGACGATTTCGCCGTCCTTCAACTTCTTACCCCGACGGAGTTGGAGGTCGGCCAGTCGATCACGGTTGCAGGCGTAGACGCCACGTTTAACGGCACCTACACAATCCGCGCCCTTCCGCAATATCTTTACGAAGGCGTAGATTCCGAAGGCGACTTGCTCTACGACGTCAACGTACCAATCGCCAACCAAGTCCTATACGCAAAGACGGCCGCCGATGTAGATCGCATCGCCGCGTCTGGAACTTTGACGTCAACTCCGACTTGCACATGGATCACGGCCACGGACATCGAGGACTGGTTAGGGATCGGAACCGCTACAGCAGCCGACGCCGCGTTCCTCACCATTTGCGCGGCCAGCACAAACCAATTCTGTTGGCGCCGAAGAATGGAAGCCGGCTATGTCGACTCCCTCACGACCGTCCCATCGCAAGACGTCAAACTTGGAACGATTATGTACGGCGGAGCGCTCTACCGTCAGCGCGGATCCATGGATTCATTTGCATCTTTCCAATCAATCGGAACCGCTCCCGTCATGGGCCTCAACGGAATGATCCGCCAATTGTTAGGCATTGACCGACCGCAGGTTGCCTAGTGCCAGTCCCGACCTACACCGATCTATTTAACGAGGGCTACGACGACCTAGTCGCCAAACTCCAGACCGTTGTCGGGCTTCAAGTTGTAAACGATCCACGCAACATCGTTCCGCCGTGCGTGTTTGTAAACATTGACTCCATAGACGGCTTCAACTACAACATCGCCAAACTGACCTTTACACTCCAGATCGTGACCCTCGGCCCTGGCAACCTAGACGCCCAGAAGTCGTTGCTAAATATGCTGGCTCAGGTATACGCGCTCAACATCGGCATCATCTCAGGCCGCCCCACAAACGTCGACATCGGCGGATCCATGCTGCCGGCATACGAACTCACCGTCGCGACCCAAGTCCAAACGGCGTAATCCACACCTAGCGCCCGAAACTATGTCAAACTAAAACCACTACTCAAGGAGCAATCATGGCAACCTCAACAATCCTCTCAAACCCAAAAGTCCAAATCGGCGCTGCAATCGGATCGCTTGTGGACATCAGCGACCAATGCACCGCAGCGGTGTTTACGGTTGTCTCGGAGCCGTTAGAGGACACCGCTTTTGGATCCACATCACGCACCTACACATCGGGCCTGTATTCCAACTCCTTAACTTTGACGATGTACATGTCTTACGCAGCAAACGAAACCTACGCCACACTTTCTACACTTGTCGGAACAAAAGTCGTTGTCAAAGTAAACCCAACCGCAGCCGTTGACGGCTCAACGAATCCTGGCTTTATTTTAACCGACGGATTCATCTCTGAATTACCTGTGATTAACGCGGCCCTTGGTGAGTTACAAGTGGTTGATATCGAGATACAGGGCGGCGTTTACAGCGCAGACGTAACAAACCCATAATCACGGCCGTCCTAGGCCCGACACAAGGAGAACCATGAAGATCAAACTTAATGTCACGCGCGGAGAAGTAACCGAGCAACTATCTACAAACCTCTTCGTCATTGCCGAATGGGAACGCTTAGAGAATCGCCGAGTGTCTGACGGACGCGGCATCGGTGCATCAGATCTAGCGTGTTGGGTACACACGTTGCTTACCATCAAAGGCGAGAAGCTTCCAGCAACTTGGCGCGAATGGCTCAAACAAAACCCAGACGTCGAGATCGCAGCGGAGGACGCAACCGATCCAAACCCTACGGACGCGGCTACCGCCGGCAACTAGCCGAACTGGTAGTCGCAACGGGATGGGCTCCGACGTTCTATGCGGATTCGTTTGACTCACGCGACCTACAAACAATCATTAGAGTCCTTAATGACCAAAACAAAAAAGGACACAAATGAGAGACTCAGCCGGCGGCATTGAAGCACGGATAGAAGTATTCGGCCTAGGTCAAGC